AGCAAGAAAGGCATACGAAGACGGTAAGCCTGATGAATGGACAATGGAATTGCTTTTAGATAGCAAAGATCCAAAAACTATTGAATGGACAATGTTAATGGAGAATAAGTTTGAAGAAATTCATGGCAAAGATGCCAAGAAAAATACTTGGTGGTTTAACTGCAACCCAGATAAAGAAGACCCAAGTAAACTTTGCGTAAAATTTAAGAAGAGATGTTTTATTGACAACAATGGAACTAAAACTCAAGGCCCAAATGTTATTGATTCACGTTTAGAAAAGTGGCCTGTTAGTAAAGAAATAGGCAACGGATCAAAAGGCATTATTGCTTTTAAGATTGTTCCTTGGTCTGCAAAGTCAGGCTCAGGCATGACTCTTGATCCAATGAAGGTAATGATTATTGATTATGTGGAGTATTCAGGCGGCACAATTCCCTCTGATGATGATGTCTTTGGCAGCGTCCAAGGCGGTTACTCATTAAAGGAAGACGCTGAAAAGTCCTTTTAATGCTGAAGTTTAAGCAGATTGATTTACCTATACGTCCAATATCTAAGCCAAGACCAAGATCATTTATGGGCCAAAAGCGTCCATACAATCCTCCTCAGTACAAGAGTTGGTTAAAAGAAGCCAAAGTTCATTTAAAAGAACAATGGAAACTTGAACCACTCACGAAAGTTCACCGACTAGACATTTTTTTTCGTGGAGCAGAGATGGGAGATCTTGATAATAAATCTGGCTCAGTTATGGACGCAGCTAAAAACATTCTGTGGACGGATGACAGCGTAAAAGTTATTCCAAATCTCAATTTATCTTTTACAAAAGTGAAAATTAAAGACTCTCACATCATTATTCAAATCACTTGGGAGGTTGACGATGATTAAATGTCCCAACTGTGGGCATGAAGAATCAAAAGTCGATAGTCAGCCTAAAAGTTCAGAAGGAATGATTAGGCGGTATCGAGTTTGTAAAAAGTGCCACAAAACTTTTACTACTCTTGAATATTTAGCTGTTAATGCTGGCAAAACAAGAGGTTTAGTTCCTGATATTCCGATTAGGGGGGGTGATGGGTGAATCCCGTTTTCTTCGGCACGATCCTTGCCCCGACTGCGATAGCAGTGATGCTTTGGCGGTCTACACAGACCACTCGTTCTGTTTCGTCTGTCAAAAGTACACGAAAGGCGAAGGAGAAGAAGTTGAAAAAACTTCCAGACCGAAACCTATTCGGCCAATGATCGACGTTGATCTAACCGTTCCTTGGGATGCAGATCACTACAGAGGGATACCTAAAAAAGTTCTAGATCAATACGGCGTTTACAAATACGCCGATGGAGTGGCCTTCCAATACAGGGATAAAAAAGGCGTAAACATTGCACAAAAAATTAGAAATGGAAAAACTTCTTGGAGAGGAGACGCAAAGAAAGTCGCAGGGTTTGGTTCACATCTCGCAAATCCTAGCCACCACGATGGAATCGCAATTTGCGAGGGCGAAATGGATGCCCCAACCATCTTCCATGCCACAAGAGGAACCGTAGTTGGAATTTCAGTTCCGAATGGGGCTCAAAATGCTGGGAATTTCGTTAAGAAACACATTGATTTCTTTAGCTCTTTTAAAACTGTCTATATCGCCACAGATATGGATGAGCCTGGAGAAAATGCAGCGAGTGATCTCGTTAGTCTTTTTGAAGCAGGCAAAGTTAGGCGTGTTGTCTTTCCCAAGAAAGATGCCAACGACACGCTGCAAGAACTAGGAAGTCATGCAGTTAATGAAGCGATTAAAGCTGCTAAAGAATTACGTCCTGATGGAATTAAATCTGCTTCTGCCTATGCAGGGATAGTTAACAAACCACCTGATCGAAAAGCTACTAATTGTGCTTTTGGGTTCTGGAATGACAAGACTCCTTTTTACGATAATCAACTCATCGTATTAATAGCGGGGTCAGGAATTGGTAAGACAACCTTTGCAAGGGCGTTGGCATTACATGACATCGAACGACGTATCAAAGTCGGGTGGATTGGCCTTGAAGAAACAGCCGAAGAAGCGGTCTTTCGTTTCGTTGGTCAAGCAGCAGGGATTCAAATTCATGCCAGAGAAAACTATGCAGGGCTTACCGATGAGCAAGTACAAAACATTGCCCAAGCTGACAAGTTTGTTACTGGTTCTGGATACCTTGAGTTATTTGATCACTTTGGATCTCTTGATGAAAAGGTCATCCTCCAGCGGATGAATTACATGGTCAGAAGTCTTGGCTGCCAACACATTTACTTAGATCATTTAACGATCTTAGGAAGTGGATTAGCACAAGACACAAGGCAGTTAGACGCTCTCGTTACAAAGATTAGAAGCTTTATTGCGGCTACTAAATGCACAGTATTCGCTATTAGTCATCTCAATCGCTCTTCTTCTGGAGAGAACTTTGAGAACGGAGCTGCCCCAGAGCTGCACAACATAAGAAATTCTCACAGCATAGTTCAACTTGCCGACACGATATGGGCCTTAAACAGATCGAGAGGATCAAACCTCACTCACTCGAAATGCTTAAAAAACCGCATGTTGGGCCGATGTGGTTATGCAGGCTCTTTCGAGTTCGACGAAACAACTCAACAACTAGCTCACAAATGGCACGACCAGGACACCCAGTTCTGAACTGGAATCAGCTCAATCGAGCCCAAGCAGTATTTATCTTTTTCCGAGCATCACATTGGAAACAAGCAATGGTTACTGAAACTTATCCAACATCATGCACCGTTATCTACCAAGAAAATGACAGAGATCACTCAACAAGAATCGTTGACCTCGAAAACATTAGAAGCGTCAGGGAAGTTGACCCAGAATCAAATGATTTACGTCAAAACTCTGAAGCTGAAAGCTGAAGAAGCATACAAAGAAGCACATGAAGAAGGGAACAAGGTTCAAGAGATTTGGAACGACGGTTATGTAACAGCTCTTCTTCACCTCTTGGACAATTACGGATGACTCCCGATGAGAAAATCGCCCATGCAGAGGAGCGAATACGTCAACTCAAAATCTTAATTAAGCATTGGAAAAAACATGAAAAAACTTTTCTATGACATTGAACCCGATGCTTATCGGGCCATGACATCCGCAGAATATGAATGCGAATGGACTCCAGAAGTATGGACTTATCAAACAAACCTAGATGAGGCTAAACATGCTGTTACCGCAGAGATTGAACGCATACAAAAGCTATGCCCAGACCATAAGATATTCTTGGCCTTGGGTGACTCCAGTAACTTCAGGTACGGTGTCTATTCCAATTACAAATCGAACAGACGTAAATTTAGAAAGCCAGCAGGGTATTCAGTATTACGCCAATGGTTACGTGACACATTTGAAGTCATTACGCTTCCATTGATTGAAGCCGATGATGTTGTAGGAATCCTTGCAGATCAAGAAAGTGGAGATGTTATTTATTCAAGGGATAAAGATCTAAAAACTATTCCAGGCTTACATTTAAACGCTGAAGGTAAAATCGAAAAGATACAAGAATTTGATGCTAATCAATCTTTTTATCAAACGATTTTAACGGGCGATGCTACAGATGGATTCCCTGGATTAAAAGGCTACGGCCCTGTAACAGCTAAAAAGTTACTTGCTGACTGTACAAGCGAATTGCAAATGTGGGAAAAGGTTAGAGCTGCTTATTTAAAGGCAGCAGCAAAAGATCCTGATATACCCGATATTCTTTCTCAAGCTAGGTGTGCAAGAATTTTAAGACAAAACGAATATGACTTTACGGCTGAAAAACCTGTTGAATGGGAGCCGCCAACGTCTATTGAGGGGGTGTTTATTCCGACATTACATGATTAAAATATTATCAACGACCCTGTAGACCTAGCTTATGGCTGACAAAAACCAAACTGAAAGCATACAAGTAAAAGACGAAGATGATATGCCTGAGTATCAAGATATGATCCTATTTTATTTATCAAATGGGGTCAAAACGCTAGTGTTGGTCTGGAGTCTCAGTATTTTAAGCTTGGC